ACAAAATCAAAGTCATAGTGCATATAAGATTCCCAATAAACTTTGCTTTCTGTTATAAATCTATAACAATCTATATTATACTCAAATATATCATTTCTGTCAATGGTGTACACCTCAGCGTTGAGTCTTAATGCGGCTGTACTTTTACCTGTACCTGTACCTATCTCTAATATTTTTTTAGAGCCTTGACTCTTATCTAATAAAAACTTAAAATCTTCATCTGAAATCATTTTAAATCTACCGTATGTATTTCATAGTCAAAGCCTTCTCTATTATAGATGTTAACTCTTTCCTGAAAGTGCGTTAATGTAAAGTTCTTTTTATCTTTGTATGTGAGGTCGTCTGATATATCATAAACCGTGGCACTATCTTTGTTATCGCCGACACGAAGCCCACGACCTATAGATTGTAATATTCTTATAGGTGATTTACTAGGGCTACTAAAAACAATATTGTGTAAATTGCGAATATTAATCCCTGTGCTAAAGGTGCCGAAAGAAGCGATAATAATTGCGTTGTCCGACTTTTCTGTGATTGCTCTGATTTGTTCTCTATCATTTGTTTCAGTTCCCCCATAAACGAAAAACACTTTTCGCTTTGGGTCTACTTTTTCTTTAATTAGTTTATGTAAAATCTCTCCGTGCTTTTCAACAAGTTGAAATAGACACAATGTATTACCATTAAGTGCTAAGGCTAGATTTCGTATGTATTTATTACGAGCAGTATTTTGAGTGAGGTATTCTAGTTCTTCAAAATATTTTGCACCATATACCTTCTTGGCTTCTGTTTCAGGATACTTTAAGTTCAGACATTTGATTTTTAGATTTGCGAGTTGTTTTCTTTCTATCAATTCTGTAGTAGATACAACTTTGTTAACCATACCAAACAGACCTTGTAATACTAACTTGTGTGTTTTACTATCGTCTAACGTACCAGTAAGACCTATTCTGTATTTACAATCTGTTAGTTTAGTCATTATTTTTGTCAATGATACAGCCTTAAACAAGTGTGCCTCGTCACCTATAACTGCACCATAGTCTTCAAAAAATTTCTTTGGCATTTTGTATAGTGATTGCCATGTTGATATTACTATACGTTTATCGTCATCTATATCATAACCATGATATTTTCTACTGACATTTTTTTCTACATTATAACCATAGTCTTTAAAATCTTTGTATAATTGTTCTACTAGTGATGTTGTAGGTACAATAATGAGGATATTGTTATCTATCATATTCAGATAGTGTCGGCATAACATATAGATGATAAGTGATTTGCCAGAGGCAGTAGGCGATAAAACTAGTCCTCTTTCATATTCTAGTGCAAACTTGAAAGCGGCGATTTGATAGTCCCTCGGCGTGATAGATATATCATAAGACTCGATTAAACCGTCTATATCGGCGGCTATGCCGTTGTTATATGTAAGGATTTGACTAGATTCAACAATATGTACAGATTTCTTCTTACACCAGTCTTTTAAGTAAGGATACAATCCAACGTATAATTGACCTGTAGCATACGAATATAGCCGTATCTTTCCGTCCCAAACTCTATTACGAAATTGAGGCGTAAACTTGTAACCAGGTACTTCAAACGAGAAATAATCTGATAACTCTCTACGGATACTTGCGTCTGCGTCAATGCGTAAGTACACGTCATTGACCTTGTCAACTATAATGTTTTGCATTTTAGATTACGCCAGATGTAAACTTACGCCAGTCTATAGCGTTCTTTATTTGAAAGCCACGATTAGAAATAATTTTAATTGTTCTATCTAGGTAGTCAACAACACTTTGTACATAAGTTACTTTTTGTTCTAACTTAATAAGTTCGTCATCTGCTTTGAGATATTTGTCAACGTCTTGTTTTAATATTTTTAGATTAAATGGTTTTACCTGATATACACTAGGGTCTGCCTTACCTGTATAGTATTCCCATTTCTCTCTTGTTAATCTTGCCAAATCTTGTTCAGCCTTTTTCAATAGATTAACATATTGATTATAAAACTTCATATACTTGTTATGTAGTTGTGGTGTCTTTAGTGATTCTAAATCAAGTTCAGTATCATTTATTTTTAGGTCTTTTTCAGCGAGTGCTTGTAGTTCGTCAAATGTCATAATATATCCTCATTGTTTTGTATATTTAGTGTCTTATAAAGATCGTCTTCTGGCACATAGGTTGGGTCATAGTATTTTTCAAGTTCAGGAAAAACATCAAACAAGTGCATTTCCCATTTAGTGCCTTCATAGTATTTGTCTTGTTTTAGTAAATATGCAAATACTTCCTGTATATTAAAATCTTTTTCAGCAGGTCTTTCTAAAGCAGCTACAATATCAGGCCATTCTCTATATTTTGGTATCAATTCTTTCTTTAATTCTTCAGGTAGATTATTAGGTCTTAAACTTTTAGGTGTTTCTAACATTGCCCAATTGATTTGAAATATATCAGGATTAGTTTTTACATATTCAGGTACCTCATAAAATCTTAATACACTTAAAAATGAAACTAAGCCATTAAAATCAACAACAACATTAGGATATTTACCACACTCTCTTATGTTATCTTCTACATCTTTCCATATTGTTCTTCTTCTCATATACTCAATGGTTTGACCTATACCATCAATTGAACCAACTACTGCAACCTCTCTAAAGTGTGGTGCATAATCAAACATACTATGCTTACCTACACTTACTTTAGTTAAGTTTGTTTGATATTTTATAAAAATATGTTTTGCGTGACCAGTTTTAACAAGTGCTTCCATCATCTTATAATGTTGTTTCATAATCAATGGTTCGCCACCTATAATTTTTATACTTCTTATGTATGGTGCTAATTCAACGACTTGTTCTATTACGGTTTGTGTAGAACCACTAAATCTACCTGTACGATCTTTGCCATGTAATTTGAAATCACGTTGTTGAGCTTCCCAGTCTGTATCTAATTCTTCTTCCCAAAGTTTTTTACTCCATACACCTTTTTCAGCACCTCTTTGTCTTATAGATGAGTTAGTATGAATACACATATGGCAATCTAAATTACATTCTGATCCAAATATTTTCAATTGCATTTCAATTATTCTTTGGTCAAACTCCCATTCGCCAGTTGCTTTGTACATATCAATATTTTTTTGTATATCATCCCAAAATTCAGGATTGTTAGTGTGTATTTTTAAACAATTTGATCTTCGGGACCTACCATATCTTTCTTCATCAGAAATACATCTTTGACAATATTTTTTTACGTTTTTTAGATCAGAATTAATTGTAGTCATTTCTTTTCTAATTGATGTCATGTAATCACTATTTGTCATCCAATCTTTTATAGATGTATCTTCTACTCTAGGACCATCTGCTTCTCTTTGTGCAAAACAACAAGCTTTCCAACCACCGTGCATTTCAGAATATGCCTGTGTAAATGGTATTGTACAGAAAAATATATCTTTATCTTTTGCTTGTTGTATTAAAGTTTTTTCTACAGGTGGTGTACCTTGCATGGCTTTAAAAGCTCTACTTTTAGTTGATTTAGAAACGTCTACCCACCATTGATCTGTATCTACTTGACCTGGTTTTGAATTATCACCAGGACCACCTCTAGTTAAACGAGCATAATCTTTGCCGACTCGTTCTATAGTAGCATCGGTGTATTCTTTTTTATCTTTAGATACTTTTAATTCATACTTCATGTGAGTTTTAATTGATCTCTACTTCTTGTAATATCAATCTTGTCAAATAATTTTTGTTCTCTTATAACATTATACATTATTGATGTAGCTTCTGAATTTCTTTCTGCTTGATTTAAACCTGGTAACTGATATTCAGCACATAATGGTAAATGAATCTGCGTATGATATCCTTTTTTTGCCCAATGTATTGCTGAATATGGTTTTGATCTTAATACACAACCTGCTAAATTAGTACCACCTATAATAACATTATCTATTTTATAATTTCTTTTTGCAAATATATTTTCTATATCTTCTATAGTATGCTCTGGTATTCTATCAGGATCAATTCTATCCCAATTGTGTACGCCTTCAATGTTGTATATTCTGTGTATTTCTTTTAATTTATTAGAACCACGTTCTACTGGTATTTCTCCTAGTTGATGATTTGATACTATATTACGTTCTTGGTCTACCTGTAATAGACTATGTAAAGTTGTATATCTTAATTCATTTGTATAATTATCACCTAGTATAGGATGACCATGAAAATCAATTAATAATATTAATGTTTTTTTTATCATAAAGATGTTAATATATTTGTTAAGTCTTGTTTTCCTCTAATTCTTTTGCCATCATTCATATATCTTATGTTGTCTATATCAGCTACTAATCCTATGTTTTGAATATTACCAGAAAATCTTATTTTCTGATATAATTGAGCAAAACTTTTCATATACTTTTCTATACCTGTACCAGACACTTCATAATCACCACACATTGATAATATAATTTGTACAAGATGACCTCTTTTTGCCCACGACAATGCGGAATAATCTAAAGAATTCCAAACGCAACCTGATAAATTTTGACCTGTTGCAAGTATATTAACAATGTTACAACCATGAACATTACCTGCTTCAAACTTTATCCAATCAATAAAATCTTGTGTTGGTGTTAGTCCATTTTCTGGCAATTCAATCCAAACATATCTGTTTGCTAATTTTTTACGAGGGTGTTTTAATAGTCTTGGATTATAATCACTAGTTATCTGTTTTTTTAGTTGCGTTAATCTAGGATGATTATGTGGATCAAGTTTTTCTGATATAATAATCATATCTTTTATAGGATGCTCAAATACTAATTCTTTTAGTTTACTAAAACGCATATTATCTAATTCTTCATTCATAGCTATTGCACCATGTGTTTCAAAGTGTATTAATAACAATGCTGTTACGTCTTTTAACGCCATTTTACAACGGTTTCTTTCTCAGGTTTTTTATCGTTATTTCTAGCCCAAAAGCTTAGGTATTGTCGTCTTGTTTGTTTTGCATAACCTATACTGCCTAATAAAACAACAGGATATTTTACCCATGGTATATCTTCCCAACCTTTATTCCATGTTTTTGAATGATAGGGAAAACATAATAGAGTTGATGTATCTAGTCCTTGTTCTAACGCAAGAGCAGTTAGATTTGACATAAACCAACCTATCTCAACGGACGTTGTTCTTTGTATTTCTCCAAAATATTCTTCGTGCATTTGTTCGTAAAAATCGCCTCTTCTAATTGTTTCTGCATAGTAGGCATTAGGTTCACATATTCTTTGTGTAAAAACTAAAACATAGGGTGCTGTGCTGATGTGTATAAATGATGGATTAGAACCGTCTTCTTCCCATTTGTCTCCATGATCTTTTGAATAATGTTTAGGTATTTTTTCTTCATTTATTTGTTTTTTATTAACCATACACTTTTTTGTTATAGACGCCTTTTCATCAACATGTTCAGGTCCTAAAACGTTTACATGATATGGCATAAAATTATTTTTAGATGGTGTTGTTTTCCATGCTTTATACAACAAATCATCTATTAATTCTTTTGGTGGTATTTTGTCTTCCTTATATTTGTGAATATGGTTCCTTTTACTTAAAAGTTCATATGCGTCCATGTTAACCTCTTTTGTGATATGGTTCTAATTCAGGAAATATATCAAACAAGTTCATTTCCCATTTAGTACCTTTGTAATATTTATCGTTCATTAAACAATAATCAAATGTGTCCTGATAATCATAACCATCGTTACCTTCTTTAAGTAAATTTTGTATATCAGGAAACCCTTCGTATTTTGGTATAAGATCCTCTTTTATTTTGTCAGGCAAAACGTTAGCACATAACTTTTTAGGATTTCTTATATTAGACCAATTGATTTGTTTAAACAATGTTTTGTTTTTATCTATCCATTCTATCAACTCATAAAACCTTAATACACTTAAAAAAGATATTGCACCATTTATATTAACGGTAACGTTAGAAAACTTTTTTACTTCTTTTATATTGTTTACTACATCTTGCCAATCAGTTCTACGTCTTATGTACTCAACAGATTTACCTATACCATCTAAAGATACCGTAAATTCAAATTGCATAAATTTAGGAATGTAATCTAATAACCTTAATCTCTCCATTGATAGTACTGACATATTAGTTTGATATTTTACAAACATTTTATCAGCATGACCTGTTTTACATATTTTATCTAACAACATATAAAAGTCTTTCATAACTAATGGTTCACCACCTATAAATTTTAGATTATAAATGTATGGTGCTAAATCAACTATTTGATCTACAACGTTTTTTAACTTCTCACCTTTTACTAATTCTATAGGTGCCTTTGCATAATCAGAAAAAACTTTTTCACCTTTTAATTTTTCCGAGTGTATAGATTTTAATCGTGTAGTAGAGTCATAAGGTACACACATATAACAATCTAAATTACACTTGTTACCAAATGCTTTTACTTGTACCTCAAATATTCTATCCTGAAATACACCTTTGTTTCTTCTTTTAAAATACTCTACAGCATTTCTTATACCAGGCCATATAGCATGATCGTTTGTTTGTATTTTAAGAGAGGCTTGTCGCCTTGATCTGCCATAGTGTTTTTCTTGGTGCATACAATTTTTACACCATTTTTTTGCAAGTTCTAATTTAGAACCTGGTGTTACCATCTCTCTACGTAAATTATTTAAATTATCATTATCTTCAAAGTATCTACGAATAGGTACGTCTTTTATATTAGGATTGAAACCTTCAGCAGCCCATGAGCATGGTGCATACTCACCTCTTGTTGTAGTGTAGACCATTTGAAAAGGAGCAGAACAAAAGAAAGGCAACTCACCACTTCTAATCTGATCTTCTAAAATATCAACTTTTTTAAACCACGAGCTCATGTTGACTTTACCTGCGCCCAAATGGCCAAGGTAATTGTCTCCAGGACCACCTTTAGTCATCAATTTGTTTAAATGAGATTTTCTATCTCTAGGTCTTATAAGAACGGTCATAATATAATTTATAATATAATTAAGTAGTGGTTTCTAATGTGCCACTCCCACTAACACTAGCAAACTCATAAATTTTGTATTGAAATGTAACACTTGCTGTTAAGTAGTTTACATCTGTTGCTTGTTGATTGTAATCTAAACCTGATAATGAAATAGGATATATATCTCTAAATCTAACTTCTAAATTAGAATTGTTTTTACTTGTCAATATAAACAATGTAGCGTCTGAATATAAACCACCATCATCTGAAGTTTGTTTTGCTACATCACCTATTTCTTTGTTTAAAT